GACGAGCGATGAACGTCCTGCGCGCATCATTCGTGGTGCCCGGGAAGCCTGTCCCGAAGGAGAGGCCGCGACTCAATCGGCGCACCGGCAGCGTCTATACGCCGAGTGCCACGCGAGAATATCGGCGCATCATTGCGGCGTGCGCGATGGCTGCGACGCTCGGGCGAGCGACTCGAGGCGAGCCGCCCTGGCCGCATGCCGGGATGTGCGCGCGACGACCAGGCAAGCGCCTCAAGTGCGCGTGCGCCTGGTGCTCGTCGGAGTTCTGTTTGACGCTCGGCGTCTTCCTGCCTGACCGGCGCACGCGCGACATCGATAACATCGAGAAGGCGATCCTCGACGCGTGCAACGGCATCCTCTGGCGCGACGACCGGCAGGCCCTCGTCGAGGCGAAGTCTCGGGCGATCGACCGGGAGCGACCACGGGTGGAGGTGTCTGTCCGATGTTTCCCGCCCGATCAGTGAGGTGATGAGTGACTGAATTCAGCGATGTGTGTCCGAAGTGCGGGCACGAGGTAGAGGATCTGGATGGTTTCGGCATGCTCTGCGACCTCGGTCCCGGTGGCTGTGGCTGGTGCTCGCATCCGAACATCACCGATGGCCAGTGCGGATTCTGCGGGCGCCTGATGGAGGACCGTTGCGGAGCGTCGAGCGACGATGAGGAGGCGCCCATGCCGTCGTCCCAGCAGGTACCACCGTGATGGCCCGGACAGAGCGAGACGACGCGATCAGATGGGGTTAGGCTGAGTGCATGACCACGCAGGACGATTTCAATCTGGGTTCTCGCGCGCGCGCGATCGAGGCGGCCTTCGCCTCAGCGACGTACGCGATCCTCCCCATCGCGTCCCTCGTGCGCTGGGCTCGCAACCCTCGCACGGGCATGGAGGAGGGCTCCGCGAAGCTCGCCTCCACGATCGATGCTGTCGGCTGGGGGGCCGACGTGCTGGTGCAGCGGGGGACGCTGCGAGTGATCGCCGGTCATCTACGGCTGCTCGCAGCGGAGCGCCTGGGCATCGAGCGCGTGCCCTGCAAGATCCTCGACGTCGACGACGAGCTGGCGGACGAGATCGCGCTCGCGGACAACAGGGCGCAGTCGTTCGCCCGGTGGGACGACGAGAAGCTACTCGCCATGCTGGAGGAGATGGACCCTGCTCGGCGCGACGTGCTCGGCTGGTCGCGGAAGGATTGCGACGATCTGTTGACGGACATCCAGAAGGCACGCCGCACCGCCACTGACGGCGACGATGTTCCCGCTCAGGTCGAGCCGCGCTCGAAGCTCGGCGATGTATGGCAGCTCGGCGACCACGTGGTCGTCTGCGCCGACGCGACCGACCCGGCAACGCTTCCTCTCATCTGCTCGGCCGCACAGTGCCTCCTGACGGATCCACCATACAACGTGGAGTATGTGGGCAAGACCGAAGAGAAGTTGACCATCCAGAACGACAAGATGGGCGATGCCGCCTACTACGCCTTCCTGGTTGCTGCGCTGCGGTCGGCGTTTGCTGTGCTCGAGCCAGGACGCGCCTGGTACATCTGGCACGCCGATACCCATGGCTACACCGTCCGGGGTGCCCTGATTGAACTTCGCCAGCAACTACGACAGTGCCTCGTATGGTCGAAGCAACAGCTCGTGCTCGGACGAAGCGACTATCAGTGGCAGCACGAGCCATGCCTTTACGGGTGGGCGCCAGGCGCGTCTCACGTCTGGCTCGGCGGCCGCGACAAGACCACGTTGCTGGCGCACCCCAAGCCATCTGCGTCGCGTGATCATCCCACGATGAAGCCCGTTGCATTGCTCGCTGAGCAGATCAACAACTCGACGCGACCTGGAGAAATCGTGATGGACATGTTCCTGGGCTCAGGCTCGACGCTCATGGCCTGCGAGGCGACCGGGCGCGCGTGTCGCGGCGTGGAGCTAGACCCGCACTACGTCGACGTGATCCTCACGCGCTGGGAGGAGTGGACCAACCGCAAGGCGGTGCTGAGATGATCAAGAGACGATCAAAGGCCGAGCTAGACCCGTCGATTCTGACGCGCATCCTCGACGTGATCAGCGTAGGCGCTGGGAAGAAGGCAGCCGCAGCGCAGGTCTCAATCTCCGAGGAGACACTGAGATGCTACGAGAAGTGGGGAGCGGACGCGGTTGCGGTGCGCGAGGCCGCGCTCGAGCGTGGCGAAGAGCCCGTGCTGAACGAGCGCGAGCGCCTCTTCTCGGACTTCCATGACGGCATGGAGGCGGCCCAGTCGCACACGCGCGTCTACATGCTCGGATTGATTCAGAAGGCAGCGAAGCTCGATTGGCGCGCCGGCGCGTTCTTGCTCGAGAAGATCTGTCCAGAGGACTTCGGCCCGCGCGCCGAGATCAAGCATTCGGGCGAGGTGACCTCGAAGATCATTGACTACTCGAAGCTCACCGAGTCGGAACTGTTTCAGCTGCGAGCGCTGCGGGAGAAGCTGCTCAGGGATCACGAGGATTAGTGGATGTGCTCGACGACCTGTCTCAGATGGAGATCGACGAGATCGCCCTCGACAGAGAGATCGCCTCGCGCTCCATGCTCGGGTGGTTCCGCATCGCATGGGAGCACGTAGACACGTCCCCGCTCGTGCTGAACTGGCACCACGGCCTGACGTGCGAGGTGCTCGAGGCGGTGAGCGCAGGACAGATCCGCGACCTCGTGGTCAATCAGCCACCAGGCACGTCCAAGAGCCTGACCTTCAGCGTGCTCTGGCCGGTATGGGAGTGGCTGCATGTGGACCCGAAGCTCCGGTACATCTTCGGGTCTTACTCCGACGATCTCACGCGCCGCGACGCGGGCAAGGCCAGGGCTCTGATCGAGAGCGACTGGTTCCGCGCGCGATGGCCTGAGCTCGACTTGAAACGCGGAGGCCGCAGCACGCGACGCCTGGAAAACGCCGCCGGCGGCATCCGGTTCTCGACCAGCGTCAAAGGCGGAAGCACAGGACGTCACGCGCACCGCATCGTCGTAGACGATCCGACCAAGCCGCTCGACGCGCACGGCTCACGCGCCGCCCTCGGCACCGAGCTAGAGACCGCCAGGACCTGGTGGGATCAAACGCTCTCGACGCGCCAAGCCGACCCTCGCATGACGGCGCGCGTGTTGGTGATGCAGCGCCTGCACCGGAAGGATCTATCGCAGAAGGTGCTCGATGAGACGGAGGGCGTCGTCCACGTCTGCCTCCCGATGGAGCACGAGTCGAAGACGCACTGCATCGTCCGCTGGCCGGTCGTCGAGGAGGACGGAAGTGTCACCGCGCGCGAGCTGGAGGATCCGCGCATGGAGGAGGGCGAGCTGCTCGACCCCGTCCGCTACCCTGCCGCAGAGGTCGAGCGGATGAAGCTCCGTCTCGGAACGGTGGGCTACGCGGGGCAGGCGCAGCAGCGACCTCAGGTCGCCGGCGGCACCGTGCTCAAGAAGGAGTGGTTCCGCTATTGGGGAGTGCCTGGCTCGAAGTATCCAGCCCTCCCCGACGACCGCCGCGAGATTCAAATCTGGGACATGACCTTCAAGGGGCAGCCGACCGGCAGGCAGAAGCGATCCTTCGTCTGCGGTCAGGTCTGGGCGCAGGTCGGAGGAGACTTCCTCCTGGTCGGACAAGAGCGCGGTCAATGGGGCCTGACCGAGCAGCTCGCCGCGTTCAAACGTCTCACAGGCGCGCATCCTCGCGCGCATCGGAAGTTCATCGAGGATGCGGCGAACGGCGCGGCCGTCGAGAATCTGCTGCGAGACCAGATCCCGGGGATCAAATTGATCTCGACAGGAGGCGGTTCGGAGTCGCGTGCGGAGGCAGCGTCGATTCATCTGGAGAGCGGGAACGTTTACTTCCCGCACCCATCGATTGCGACCTTCCCGATGGCCGCGTTTGAGCGCGAGTTGGAGGACTTCCCCATGGGCGCGCATGACGACCAGGTTGACTGTTTCAGCCATGCCGTGGTGCAGATGGCGCAGGGCGTTCATCACGCATACGCTAAGGCGATGCAGGCGATGACCACCCAGCGCCGAGGAGTGACGTGATGCAAGCAAGCGAGATGTACGGCAAGGCGAAGGTCCGACTCGACTCGTGGATCAACGAGGTAACCGGCTTCGGCGTCGCGGCGCGCGACAAGCTGGTCAATGCGGTCTTCCAGCGAAGCGCTGTGCTCACTGCGACGCAACTCGAGGACCTCTTCAACGGCGACTCCATCGCCGCGAAGGTCGTCGGCAAGGTCGTGGACGACGCGCTGCGTGGCTCGTACAGCATCGAGGTCGGCGCGGAAGACGCCGATGAGGCCGTCTCGAAGGCAGCCGCCGCCGGTGCGGCGGTCTACGCATACA